TACACCCGCCTCCGCTTCCGCCTCTACACCCGCCTCCCCTTCCTCCTCTACACCCGCTTCATCCCCCGCACCCGCCTCCGCCTCTACACCCGCTTCATCCCCCGCATCCGCCGCCGGCGCATCCATTTTTGTCATAACTTTTTTAACAGTGTCTGCAAGTTTCTGTAGAAGTTCATCGCTATTACCTAGTTCTTCAAGTGTTTTTTGAAGATCCGTCTCTGCCATTTCTATTTTTATCCAGAATAAAATACATGATGGATTAACTCCTTAAATGTCTCAACAAAAATAACATTTTCCGGCATTTCTTCTTTTGGAATATTTTCACAAGATATTCTGTAATCTCGTTTATTCTTTCCAGGAATGATAGCTTTCGTAATTCCATCCATATGTGCACCCATTAATTTTTCTTGAATACCACCTACAGGTAAGATACTTCCATCTAGATCAATCTCTCCTGTAATCGCAAGATTTCCAGGAACTTTCAAAGAGTTATAATGTGAATACAAAGCAATCGCAATTGCTCCACCAGCACTAGGCCCGTCTTTAGGGGTGGCTCCTTCTGGGAAATGAAGATGAATCGCGCCAGAACAGTCGTTATCTTGACACGCAACAGACCTTGCTACTGAAATAGACTCTTTCATAACATCCCCAAGAGAACCAGTAATTTTTATTGATTTTGAATCACCAAGGGGATTTTTTATAACTTTTATTGGTAAAATACCACCAATTCCCGAAGTAGTTGCAAACATTCCATATACCCTACTTTCTTTGGAACTACAGTCGGCTACAATTCTGTTTGGGCGGTTCTTGTGTCGTAAAATATAATCTTCTACAAACTGTATGGTCGGTGACGAGATTCTATTCGTTTTTGCAATGTCCATAAGATTGACTTCTCGGAATGTATCAAATAATATTTCACGAAGTTTTCTAACACCCGCTTCATGCGTATAATTTCTTACAATATATCGTATCATTTCAGGGTCAAGTGTAGTTGTTTCTCTTGGAAGACGGAGTGTATTACATATTTGTGGAAGAGTATAGTTGACAGCAATATTAACCTTATCAGTCATCGTGAGAGGATCAAATTTAATCCTATGAACGCGATCTAGAAGAATGCTATCAATAAGTGCAGGGTCATTGTATGAAAAGACAAAGAGAACCCTAGATAGATTTAGTTTCACACCTGCAAAATAACGGTCTTGAAATTCTTCATTTTGTGCTGGATCCGTAAGATGTGTTAAAATGCTAATTATCTCCCTACCACTCTCCGTGCGAGAGACCTTATCAAGTTCATCAATGTAAATAATAGGGTTCATACATTCGCTTTCCATTAATATTCTTACAATGTCTCCGTATGTAGATCCCTGATATGTATAATTATGCCCAACCATCGTGCTTCCTGTTGTCGCCGTTCCAAGAGCAATCATATGAAATGGTCTTGCTGAACCATCTCCGTCGCTTAATATTTTAGAAATTCCCTCGCGTGCTAGAGTAGTTTTTCCTACACCAGGCGGGCCTTCAAATCCAAGACAATAGCCTGAGTTTTCACCCACCATCCATTGTCCCATAATCCTCAATACGTGCTCTTTTGCTCTGTCTTGTTTGTGAACACATTTATCTAGGATACCTCGTGTCTGTGTAATAGTTTTACTCATAGTTTCAATATGTGAATCCCACATTCGTATCACATCCATAACTTTATCCGCATCTTCCGGAAAAACTGCACCATTTTTTTTGAAAACGTCATAAAGTTCTATCATATCAAAATCCATAGCATTTGAAAGAATAGCCTGTGTAACAACTCTCCGTGTAATTCTTTTATATTCAATCGTGATGTAAAGTTCAGATGCTATTTTTCCTACTGATTTTGCACGAGGTATGGAACGCAATGCTTCAAATAACAGTTCTCTTGACCAACAAAGTTTATTAGTATTTGTATTCACATACACAACTTCTGGGTAATGCGAAGACAGATATCCATATAAATCACTTGTACAATCAATATATTTAGAATCGTCGCCAAATATGGTATATATTTTTTCTAAAGTTTGTTCTCGGAGACATAGAATCGGTTCTTTTCGTATAATTCCAAATGGGATTTTCAAAAAGGATTCAACCCACATTCCTGCTTTTGTTGAGTTATCAGCAGACCCCCCACCTCTTGCTGAAGATTCTTTGAATCGATTTAGTGCTAGTTGTTTCGTAGTCTCATTTATATCTAACATTCGTATTCTTGATTCCATCGGGATTTCAGAAGGTTCATAATCGTTATTCGGGAAACGCTGTTTTCGTAGTTCTCTAATTTTATGTTTTACACTCCAAGGAAGAAAATCAATCAAGTTTGGTACATCAACTCTGCTAACAAGTATTTTATTTGCGTGAATATCATATACTAATGTCGCGAGTTGTGATAGGTCCTTTCCGTTATCCTCAATAATCATAGCAGATAAAATTTCAACTTGTTTTTGAATATCTGCCATAAAAAACTCATTCATAATTTTGGATATATGTGTATTTCCTAATCGTTTCCTTATTGAAACAAGGCTGTCTATCCTAGAACGAATAGATCTTGATGTTTCTAATACAATTAATTTCTCAGGAATTAATGGAACCTTATCTTGAAGATTATCAGGTACCATTTTAAGTTTTCCATGGAATGCCTTTGGTAATAACCCGAAAATATCTGTTTCTAAAAACATTTTAATCGCATAATGGTAATTTTCACCCCCCGGTATGCTTACCCATAGTCCTTTATTGGCTTCTATTGAATTAAAACTGCTTACTTGCATTGGTCTAAAGAAAATTGTTTGTATTCTACCTCTTTCTCTTGATATCGCAACAGGAGTACATAAATGTTTAATCCATTCGTGAGAGGAAGTGATATTTACAAGACCAAGATAATTACAAATTTCTTGTATATTACGCAATCCACATGAATATACAATTTCATCAACTAATCTCGATATCGTGGATATTGATAATGGATGTGATTCTATTTTTTCAAGGCATTCGTGTATCTTTTGCGTAACAACTGAATATGCAACGTTGAAAATATAACGTCGTGCATATAATGAATTTATATGAGTCGTACAATCCAATAACAAGGTTTTGTAATGATTACAAATACGCTCATTTCTCTGTTTTTTATGCAAAGAACGCATGAGGCGTCGCCAAGACATATCGCTATATATTACTTGATTGAATTGAGTTATATACGACGCACTTTAAGTGTAGCATATAATTATAACATATGGGTATCCCAAGTTATTTCTTTCAAATCTTAAGAACTCATGGGGAAAGGTTCATTGGAAGTAAGAAAAAAGTAGGAAGATTATTCTTAGATTTGAATTGTTGTATTCACGGGTGTAAAAACCGTGTTCTAAAAGAATATGGTGAATCTAAACTAGATTCAAAATTTGAAGAACGTGTTATAAAAGAAGTAATCCGAACAATCATACGATTTTGTAAAGAAACGTCGCCGATTGAATTATTATGGATTGCGGTTGACGGCGTTGTTCCCGTAGCCAAGATGAAACAGCAAAGAGAACGTCGTTTAAAGGCAATTCATTCTCGTGAAAAAATACGTATGATTCGTGATAGATATGGAAAAGAACCTTTGGCGGAATGGGATAGTAATCAAATTACTCCCGGAACTCCATTTATGTTAAGGATGTGTGATTCAATAAAAAAGAATCTTTCTAAAATAAAAATATCAACTGGTGTCAAGAATATTCATATGAATGGGGTCAGGAATCCAGGGGAGGGTGAGCAAAAAATATTTGAATACATGCGTAATGAGCCAAATAATACCAATGACTATGAAGATGTTGTATATGGATTAGATGCGGATTTAATTATTTTATCCATATTACAAACCACTCATCAAACAGGTTCAATCTCTCTTTTACGTGAAAAACAAGAGTTTGGGAGACTAACTAAAACTGAAGATGGTGAAGATGAATTGTTAAGATTCCGTGTGAGCGAATTTGCAAAGATTATTCCTTCTTATTGGGGAGGAGTTTCCGGAGCCCCAATCAAGAGATTATTATATGATTATATTATTCTAATTTCTCTTATGGGAAATGATTTTGTTCCACATACTCCATCTCTTACTTTCCGCAGTGAAGGCATTGAAAGGGTTATTGATGCATATCGTGCTGTGGGAAAGCATATTGTAAACGACAAAATGAGTATAGAATGGATGGTCATACGTGATATCTTTACGAGATTGGCGGGACACGAACGCGATGTTTTAGAACACGACGAGGAGATTACGGAGAAAATACGACACCGTATTTCAGCAGGACAAGTTCCATTCAAACACGCGATTAAAGATGACCCTATGGAACAAGATATTGCTGCAATGGATTGGGAGCATATTCAAGAAATACCCTGTTTCTTTCCTAAAAAACAAGGATTTCGTAAAAGGTATTATTCTGGTATGAAAGGAAAAGGTTGTATATGGTCATCAAATGATAAAATGATTAAATCTATTGTTACACAATATCTTATGTCGATTGAATGGTGTTGGAATTATTATAATGGGAATGACGTTCCAATGGAATGGTATTACCCATACGTAAGTGGTCCTCTTTTAGAAGATCTTAAGAACATTACTGATGAAGTTGATATTAAGTTTAAAAAGATTATGACCGATATCCCCTCTGATGTTCAACTTATTTGTGTTTTACCACAGCAATCTCATGAAAAGTGTATGTCTCGTGGAACATTAAAGAAAACAAAAGAATGTGCAGATTTATATCCAATTGAATATGATTCGTGGTCATATGGTAAACGACATGAATGGGAACAAGAAGGATTCTTGCCGTTGATTCCAGTTAATAGAATACATACTCTTATTACAGGAGAATGAGTGGGGAACCGATTGATACTATATCACTATTCTTTTATGCGGACTGGTGTAAACCGTGTAAAAGGGTAAAACCTATATACGAATCAAAGATACGACCTTCATATTTGTTAAATGGAATAACGCCATATGAATATAACTACGATATTTCTGGAACAAAAGAACTTATGGCTCGGTATGGTATTTCTACAGTTCCAACATTATGTATTATTGATTTGAACAAGACGGCGATAGACCACGAAAATATACCTAAAGAAGATATTATTCGCCAGACGACCTTGGATTCCAAAACAATTCCTACTGATGCTCTAAAAGTGCTGTGGTCATTTGACCTTAAAGAAGATTTTTGAAACAACAGATGAGCATTCGTGTTAATCCATACAAACTTTTTAGTCTTCCCGAACCAAAAGAGGGAACTTTCACGAGAGAGGAACTAAAGGCAAAAATGAGACATCTTGTATTAATAACCCATCCTGATAAACCAACGGGTTCGGAAAAGAAGTTTCGTGTGGTGATGGAATGTTTCAAGTTTCTTTCAAAGGTCTTGCGTGACAGACAGAGAACTTCTAGAAAAATAACCGATAAATATATTGATGAATCAAGAATTCTTCGTGAAAGCGAAAAGGTTGAAATACCAGCAACAAACTCGGTAAGATTTACAAAGGGTTCTGGTAAAAAGTTTGATATTGGAGCAGATCTTTT